GCTGGTGAGGGTTTTCCTTTGCCTAGTCCTCCGTGTTGCTCGTTGCCTTGAATTCTTCGTGTGCGCGGGTCAGTAGGTCGTCCAGGTGATCATTCAGCCAGTCAGCGAATGGTCCTTTAGAAACCTTCATAGAGACCCCCTGCCCTGCTTTAACAGTTACGCCTTTTATTGGTTCTCGTGACGCACTCTGAGGCTTAGCCTTAGCGGCTAGTTCAGAAATCAGCGCGTCAAGCCTTTCATCTGAAGTCAGTTCGCCAACGCTTTCTAGAAACGCCATCGCACGTTGTTTTGTGGCGCCGCCATTCGTGAACGCCTCTACAAGCTGGAACCACTGCCGCCGCCCCCTGTTTGGTGCTGGGCCGATCAAATATCCAACCTCTTTGGGCACGGCAGATGTGACTTTCTTCAGGTGCTGTACGGTATGACGCGACACTCCGAGAGCTTCGCCAATCTCATTCGCTGTGCTGTATTGTTTTGCAATGCCATCGGCAAAAAGGGCTTTCTCATAGAAGCTCAATTCTCGCCGGTTGGCGTTTTCAACGGCTTTTGCGAGTAACGCCGTTTGATCATCGAGCGCTTGAACATTCGCCTTTACTGCGATGCCAAGTTCGCGACATGCACGCCACCGCCTGCGCCCAAAGATGATTTCGAAACGTTCTTTGTGATTTGTGCTGGGTCGCACAAGGATGGGCACTTGTTGCCCAATGGCGGCAATATTGTTCTTCAGGCTTTCAAAGGTGTTGTCGCCTGCTGCGGGTGAGACCGCGGTCTCACCCTCTCCCATGCGGTCGACTGGTCCCCAGTCATCAATCAGCTCAGGATCAATGTCACGAATAGCTGAAAGAGAGCTCTCAAGGACATCAAGAACTGGGAAATGGGTCTTAGGCTTAGCCCCCTGCCCTGCCGCCAGCGCATCATATGCATTAAGTCGGTTGCGAGCCATCAAACTCTACCCCACGCGGTTTCAATCATGCTGCGCAACTCTGCGCCGACGGCGTCCATACTGCTGCGAGCTCTATCGTAAGTGTCTCGGTTGATTTCAGAGCGGTTCAGCTCATAAATGCTTTGCTTCAGCATCGTAGCGTCCGAGACTGCTGTGGACTTATAGCTTGTCGCGGTCATTACCCGATCGCCAAAAAGGGTTCTCAGGAAACCGACCAGCTGTTGAGCCGGGCCATCGTTCGGTTCGTCGCGTGTGACAAGAAACCGGATGTAATCATAGTCCAGGTTTATTCCCGCGTCTGCTAGGCTGGTCATATAGGAGCTGGTCATTTCGAGGAAGAGCGCGGTCGATGCCATGTCCATCATTGATGGGGTCATGGGGACCAACAGAGATGTTGCCGCTGCCATGCCGGTCAAAGTCAGAATATCCAGTTCAGGTGGACTGTCGATAAGAACAATATCGAAATCACCTTGAACCTCGGAAATGGCGCTTTGAAGTCGGGGCACAAACTGTTGACCCCGTCGCGCTTCCATCTTGAATTCGCTGAGCATCAGATTGGCAGGTGCAATGCTAAGGCCTGCAAGAAAGGTAGGCTGTACCACCTCGGACATGTGGAGGTGATCTTGTTCGTTGGTCAGAGCGTTGTAAATTGTCCGCCCATTGAATTCGGTCTGCGGATCAATGCCACACATCCCAGTCAATGAGCCCTGCGGGTCCATGTCAATCAACAGAACGCGAAAGCCATGCAGCGCGAGATAGTGGGCGGCGTGAATGGTTGCTGTGGTCTTTGAGCACCCACCCTTAAAGTTCATCATCTGCCAGACTTGCAGAGTTTCCCCGTCTCTACGCCATGGCAGGTATCGGCCTTTTGAGTTAGACTTGTCTTCTAGCGGCTGACGGTAACCCCAAATCTCTGCCGCGCTATAATAGCGGCGCGTTCCTCTGATCTGTTGGGGGTCAGGTAAAGTTCCGTCTGAATGGCATTTGCGCAAAAACTGAGGGCTGGTCCCAAGCAGCAAGGCGGCCTCTGGGGCTGAGAACAAACGCATATCTTTTGTGTTGTCTGGCGCGTATGCTTGCAGCAAGTGCCCGTGCATTGCGGTCTTCAAGCGTTCAGACATTTGAAGGGTCAAGTCTTCAGGCCTGCCATCTTCAATCGGGCTCATTAAATCCATGGGTGTCTATTCCTGCTCTGGTTTTGGTTTTTTTCGACACTGCATTCATCTATTGAGATTCTTAGAGCTCTGTCAACCATTCTGTAGGGCTCTTTATTTGATGTCATGGGGTGAGACCGCGGTCTCACTCCCATGCCTTTCCACGAGCGTTGCTCTCCATCCGAGAGGTCAGCGGCGGGATCGGACCTCGATGTGATAGTCCTTCCCTGTCTGGATCATTTCGATGCTGCGCAGCCCATCTACCACCATCCGGTGTGCGGCCTCTCGTGCGAGGATCACGGTGTCACGCGTCATTCCGGAGTAGTTGTCGATGACTTCGATTTTGTCATCATCGACACGGGTTGTTCGTTCTGCTGTTCTTGGCATGGTTCCTCCAGGCGGTTTCTGGGTTCGGTTGCGGTGGCCGACCAGTAGTCGGCGTCAAAGGGGCGATCCCCCGGCATGTGAACCAGGCGTATCGAGCCGGGCCGGAACCCCGCATTCTTCTCCACATAGTCGGCCAAGGCCTCATCAATCTCTTTTTTGGTCAGGGTGATAGATCGCTTCATGTGTGCCTCTGGCGTTTACTGGACAAACGGCTGATCAACCCCGGCGGGCCAACCTTCCTGGTTTGCGGCGCTTATGTTGTCGACAACCCAAGTGCCGAACACTTGGACTGCATCGGCTTCCATGCCCGGCTTAATGCCGCCGGTCATGACGGCGTAAACCGTCGCCCCTGCGGCCACTGCTGCGCTTGCTGCATCACCGGCTGGCATTCCATCGTTCATGGCTTCTGTCAGCAGGGGGAGCAGTTTGAGGCGCAGCGCCTCAATGGCTTCGGACTCCGGTCCTTCGGGATGTTCAGTCATGTGGTTCTCCTGGTGGGGTCAGTTGGACTGCGCGAGATATGTCATCACCCAACCGTCGATGAACGTCAGGGCAATCCAAGCGATTGCGATATAGGCGGCGTACCGGATCGCGGTTTGCAGCAGGATCGCGCCACCGATGGTCTGCATTTCTGTGTTCATTCGGGTTTCCTTTAAAACTTGCATGGGGATTATCCGTTGTTCGGCGGTTTCTGGATTAAGCGGCTGCAGCCGCATGGCGGGCCTGCGCTGCAGCACCCCATTGATCGGCCATCGCAGCGGCGATGCCTGGAAAAAACTTGCTGCGGATCTTCCAGCGATCTGCGCCGGGGCTGGCCTTGTGCACGCTGTCCCGCGCAGTGCTGCCATCCAGCTGGCCGGTGTGGTTCAGTTGGGGCAGGCCGCGAAGCCAAAGGCAGGTCCGTTTCTTTTCATTGTCGGGGCCGTCGGGATCGCTGCCAAACTGCCACGGCTGCACGGTTTGGGCTGGCGGTTGGTAGTTCTCGATCCGCGCCTTGGCATGACGGTGCATTACAGGGTTTTCAATGGCCACGCACGGGATGTGAGGCACGTTCCAGCAGGATGAAAAGAGCGCCGCGCCTTCGTCCAGCTCGCGCCACATATCGTCCAGTGTGCGGCCCGGCGGCGCCTTCGACAGCCAGCGGACGCCGCTGTTGCAGAGCCGGGTGCAGGGCGGGTGCATCACTACCATCAGATCCCAGTCCTCCAGCATCACCTCGCGAACGTCGCCCTGGATGTGGCGATTGGTTGGAGTGTCGGATGGCAGGAGGTCGCACGACCAAGCGTCGTGACCAAGAGCAAGGAATGCCTCTCTGACAATTCCGCTTGTCTCGCAGCCAATCAAAACTTTTGCCATTTCGATCTCCGGGGATTTTGGACCGGGCAAAACCCGGCCCGTTTGGTTATGCGGCCAGCTGGTCGCGCAGGCGGAATCCAAGCAGCGGCCATAGCTTTTCGCGAGCGTTGGCGCGGGCGATCTTCTGGCCAAGTTCAGCGTCGAAGTTTTCCGGGCTGGCGCAGGCGCTTTCGCCGGTAACGGTGAAGCCGTTGCGAAGCGTCAGGCAGCAGACCGTCAGACAGGAACCGGGGAACACGTGGTAATCTTCGGCCACGATCTCGGCGTCCAGATCCTCTGGCGTGATGCGCTTGGCGGTCAGGCCTTTCTCTTGGATTTCGGCCTCAATGGTCTCTTCGTCTTTGCTCATGGGTATCTCCTTTCGAGCGGTGCGGATTTTTGAAATGGCCGCTTTCTGTACATTTCAAGAAAGCGAGGGTGTGTTATTGGCATCCAGATCGGGCTGATTGGCTTGCAGGCAGTCCTCAATCAGGTCTCTATGGATGGGCTGAAATGGCCAGCCCTTGCCCTGGCGCTTTGCGCGCCTTTGCAGTTCTTCGGCTTGGTGGCGAAACCCCAACCAGGCATACGTGCTGGATTTCGTCAGCCCTTCACCGGACATGTGCAGAAGCTCGCCCGTTGTGGAGTGCCGGAGCCGGACCTTGTCTTTGGCTTGCTTGTTGGCCAGAGCCTGCACTTTCTTGTCGGAAAAAGTCTCGATCATCTTGTATCCCCTCCTTCAAATCCGGTCTTTGCCTGTGAGCTGTTGATACCTTGTCAAAAACGCCGATTTTGCCTGTGCTGGCTTCCAGAAACGCAAGGTGACTGGGGCAGGGGTGACAGTGAGCAGAGCCTCCCATGTTTGAGAGTGACACATTGCTTGGCGTTGTTCTGCCTTGAGCATTTGCAGGTCAGCCAACTTGACGGGCAGTGAGGTCTCGATCGGCACGTTCAGCCGGTTGCGCACTACCTCTTCCACCCGTGCTTCCATCTCAGCATAGTCCGGCAGGAGGCGCTTCAGTGGGGCTGCAACGTCGCCAATGAAAGCCTCTGCAGCATCATGCAGAAGCGCTTCCAAGGCGAATTCTGGCGATACGATTTGGCTCGCAAGGACGCTATGTTCGGCTACCGAATAGAAGCGCCCACAGTGGCCTGTGAAGCGGCAGAGATGGGCCAGAGAGTGCGCAATCTCATCAATTGAAAATGAGCTGCCTTCAGGTTTTAGGAAATCAAAAGAACCGCCTGCATGCAGATCGATCGTCGGATTGAAATACCTTTCAGTTCCACACTTGCTGTGTGCTGGACCGGTATCGATGTGCGCTGCGGACTGAGCCTCACTGTCCAGGCAGAACTTCAGGAATGTCCTCGTGTTTTGGGGTAGGGGCATCGCATCAATTTTGGATTCGATGGCGCGAATTGATTGGATGTAGGTTTGCACTCGATCTGCTGTGAGCGTCTCACAATCCCAAGCTTCGAGGCCATTAGTTGCGGCCACATTGATGGCCTCGATCGCGCGCGCTTGATCGACTTCGTTCATGTCAGAACTCCGTTTAGTTTTGTGGGTGGATGTGAAGGGTATCCCGCTCAGCGAATGACTAGCTGATAGGCGATCTGGAAGATTGACCAGTAGAGCAGGGCGGTCAGACAGACGATCCCTGCGGGCATTGCTGCGCGCTTTAGCAGGTACTTTGCTCTACTGATCCGCATGCTGTCACCCTGCGATCTGCTGCAGTTGGGTTTCGTTCGAGGCCATGCTCTTGGCCATCTGTCTGAGTGCAGCTCGCTGTTCAGGAGGCATTGATTTCAGCGCTAGGAAGAAATCAGTGGTTTCCTTATTGGCGGTGACCTCCGAGAGGTCGTTTGTCGCAGCGCCGTTCAGTCCATCAAAGAAGAACTCGATCGGGGCTCCCAGAGCCTTTGAGATGTCCCAGAGGCGTGAAGCGCTGACACGATTGGCGCCGGTCTCATATTTTTGGATCTGTTGGAATTTTATTCCGACCGCTTCAGCCAGTTGTTGCTGGGTCCAGTCCCGCAGCCACCGGAGTTTTCGAATGCGCTTTCCAACGTGAATATCTACTTCGTGTGCCATGTTTTTCCTCGCTTCTGTGGCCGGGGTTTTGGTTGCGTGGTGAGTGGGGCAGGTTCACCCCGGCCTGTGCAGGACCACACCAAATGGTTGCGCGTCCCTCGCCGCTACATGATATCCAAAATAATGGATAGTCAAGATGTTTGTCTAAAATTTAGTACAGGATTTCACTGAGAATCACGTGTTTGCGTCTGAAATATCGGATGGTAGCTAGGCTCGTAGCCAACAAACTAGACACAATATGGGTGTGAATAATGGAAACGGTCAGGATGGCAGCTGCATTGGGTGATCTCGGCGCAGCGCTGCATGAACAAGGGTACAAAGTTCGTGAGGTCGATGACTTCGGAGAGGTTCCGGATTTGATTAGGCGAATTGGCAAGCCCTACCTGACGCCTCTGTCTGACCCCGGCCACAATGATTTCACCAGAGCCAATGCAATTTGGCTCGTGGCAGAGAGTGGAGGGGAGCCAGCGTTTTTGGGTTGCGCCAGACTGGAGGACTTGGGTCAAGAGCCTGTTTCTCGCTACTGGCGGCGGAGCCTGAAAAGGGCATATAGGCCAGAAGAGGGTATGGAAATCATTACCTCGGCTCGCCCAGAGGTTGACAGAGCAATATCGGGGCGGCTCGTCTATTTTGGCGATCTTTTTGCGTCCAAGAAGCATCAGAGCTCAAAATCAATTTTTACTCTCAGAAGCTTTATTTCTATTGGGCACTTAGCGGCAGCATTGAAATGGGATCCTGACTGGATCTACTGCTTTGTCCGCGAGCAAGATCTAATGAGGGGAGCGGCATTGCGATATTGTTTCTCGATGCACTTCCCTGAGCCATTTTCATGGATTGATCCACCCGCCCCCCGCAGCAATTCTGAGTGGTTGGTCGCGCTGCCTCGATCTGAACTTCTGCCTATGGTTCGCCGGGCTGTTCTCGCTGCAAAAGATCGCAGTGTCTTCAGACGATCAGAAGTGAGAAGTTGAGAATTGACGGTCCGAATTTGCCCCCGGTTACCGGTAGGAGAACCCGGAAAAAGTCCATCTTTACGCGCACCGGGTGGTTGGGCATCTGCACGTTCAAGGTCTGAATGGAAACGTGTGGAGTTCCGGTCGATGTCGAGCTGTAGTCTCTTACCCAGCTGCGTTTGAGGTCATTATCCGGCACTTCTGACAGCGCTGTTTGCAGTAGCTCAGGGTCGGGCCGTCCCATTGTGATTGCAGAAAGGCTTTTTTCTCCAACATCCAGGACGGTCAATGTGTCGTCTGTTGGATTTGCCGCAGCATAGGTGTCGCAGTAATCAGCCCATTCGAGGAAGCCCCCTGCGACACCGCCCGATTTTGCAAATCGACGTAGTAGGGCATCGACAGACAGGTTGCGTTCGACGCTGATTGACTGAGCGCTCAACGCGATCGATGCATGATGCAATACCCTTGCTTCAGGTGTGCTTAGGCTTTCGGCAGGATGATGTTGACCGTTCACCAAGTAGTCCAAAGACACTCCTAACAGCTCTGCCACCCGAGCCATTCCAAAGATCCCCGGACCTTTCCCGGATGCGGCCAAGTCTTTGTTGTGAAGAATGTTGTAGAGTGTCTTTTTGCCAAGACCGGCCTCTGTGGAGAGTTCGAATACCCTACCGGAGTAATCCGAAGCCGAAATAGCAGCCGCAAGGCGTTCTTGAAAATCAACCATTATTAACAACCGTTCCTAAATTTAGGAACTCAACTAAGGGATGTTGACCGGTCGCGTCAAGGTGTTGCATCAACGATGCAGCCTGTAGGTTCCGCTTTTTTGGAGCAAGCGTATTGAATGTAAGTGATTTCTGCAAAATCGTTCTCAGGATGACAGAGGGCGAAATCCTGAGGGTAAGGAAGGTAGGGGAGGCGGCTATTCCTTCTCCAGAAGCGCCAAAATTGCGTCACGAGACTTCGGCTCGGCCTCCATCAAAGACAGCAGTTTCTCCGCTTCCGGGGAAATCTCAAAGCCAAACAGGATGTAGACCAGACTGAGGTTATTTCCGGCGCAGATCCGCGCCAATTTCTGAACAGTCGGCTCAGCGCCATCCTCTTTCAGTACTGAATGTAAATAGCCAGGTGTTGTGCCGCCTTTGATCGAGGCTGCGCGCCAAGATACGTCCGCCTTCTCAAGGGCGGTGCGCAGGCGGTCTTTCATGGCTTCGGTGTCATAAGTCATCTGCATGCCCGGATTATCCATTACATTGGATAAATTGACACGTCCTATATTTTAGAACGTTGACCTATCCAATTTATTAGATACTACTGCGCACATGAGCGCAGATGATCACAAATGGCACAACCTATCCGAAGGTTCATTCTCTGAGGAAATTCGTACACTCCTTGCACGGATCGATGCTCGGCGGAAGAAACTCAACTGGTCTGAAGGGTACTTTGGAAAGCGGGTGGTCGGTGATGACACATTTGTCGAGCGCCTAAAGGCGTCTGGGCGCGTTCAGGTGCGCCAGATGGTGAAAATCGAAGCATTCTTGGATGTAAAGGATGCGGACGATCCGGATGATGGTCAAAGCACATGAGATGCGGAGGCCACTTTTTGAGGCCCAATTTTGCTGCCGCCACAGCGTTGTTGGGTGAGAACACGGCAGGCATGGGGGAGTGCCACCCCCATCCGATCACCGATAGGGGGCAGGTGTATCTGCAAGTGGCCCCCAACACGACCTCCCTGTCGAAACTGGGCATGCGGATGGGACCTCTCCGCATGCCCCTTTTTCTTCGCTAACTGCCATGGCGTGGCTCGCAAAGGAAACGATCGGGGATTGCACCCTGTATCTTGGCGACATGCGCGCGGTTCTCCCCGAATTGGAAGAGAGGGCCGATTTGTGCGTGACGGATGCCCCGTACAAGCTGACCGGCGGCGGGAGGGCGAGTGTTCCGATGCGCGGTAAATTCCATCCCGATCGGTACGACAACAAGGGCAGTCTCATGAAAACCCTGCCCTGGAAGGCGATGTCGGCGCCGATCTTCGGCGCCCTTGCCGATCGCGCGAATGCCTATGTCATGGCCAATGGCAAGAACGTGTTTCCCGCGCATAGCGCCTTCATCTCAGCCGGTTTCAAATTTCATGAGCAGCTATCTTGGGACAAGGGGCGGATCACGCGACAGCCGTTCTATGCGCGTCGGCAAGAGTTCACGCTGTTTTTCTGGAAGGGTAGGGCGCGCCACGTGACCCACGGCGGGGTCAGCACTCTGTTCGCTTGCCCTCCCCCCGATCTCGATTGGCACCCTACATCCAAGCCCACCTCCCTCATGGCCCTCTATGTGCTGCAATCCAGTTCTGAGGGGCAATTGGTGCTTGATCCCTTCGCGGGCAGCGCGGCCACTTTGTTGGCCGCTTTGGCGTTTGGCCGGCGCGCGATCGGAATAGAGCTGGATCCCGTTTTCTTCGATCGCAGTTGCGAGCGCCTGTATGCGGCTCAGGCCGACGGCTTTGCCCAGGTGCGAGGCGAGTGGGAGCGGGATCGCTTGGCGAACAGAATCCGGGGGCTCGAATATGCCGCCTAGTCACCGGGCTAAATTCTTCCTGCACGCCTATGTCGTCGCCAACCGTGCCCGGTTGGGCGAATTCTCACGTGATGATTTTTGCAGGCTGGCTGAGCTGGCAAAGGGGCTGAGCGGCCACGAGCCGGGCGGCAATCAGATGAAATTCGCCACGATCCGCTTCATCGAAAACGCGCCGAAGGACCTCGTGGCAGAGGGGGAGAAGTTTGCCGATGCAGTGCAGCAATACTGCGGAGGGCTGGAGGCTGAACTGAAGGAATATGACTGGCAACGGAGGGCAGATCTCCAATGACGAAAAATCCCAAAAATGCGCAACGGGTGTTGGTGTCCATTGCCACTCGCCTCGCTTTGGCAACGGTGCCATCGATGACAGAAGAGATGCTGGTCGAGGATCTCGCAGAGATACTGCCGGACTGCTTTGTCTGCTCTGACAATGTGCTGCCAATCCGTTCCGCAGCAGAGCGTTTGGTCTGTGCAAAGGACGCGCGATCCCGCTCGCAAGCGGAAATGGGCCTGCGGCAGGCTGTTGTTAGGTTTCACACTTTGACCGCTGCACAGCTGATCCATGAGTGGAAGGGCGAGGGGGGCACACAATGAGTTTCCCCCCTGATTACCGTATCGAAGAGGCCAAGCAGATCCCGGTCAGGGATGTGCTTGAGAAGCTTCGTATCTATGGGCTGTCTGAGCGCTCTGGCGAGTTTACTGGCCCATGCCCGGTCTGTGGTGATACTGGCCATGATCCGAAGAAAGGGCCTTGCAACCGGTTCAATGTGAACAAGAGCAGCAAGAAGTTCCTCTGTCGGCAATGCGGCATCAGGGGGGGCGACCAGATTGCGCTGGTCCGTGAGGTGACGCAGTGCAGCTTTAATGAAGCCCTCACGTTTCTCTGCGGTGAGCTTCAGCTGGATATCGACCCGCAGGAAGCTGAGCGCCGCAAGCGCGTTGCCGAGGAAAAGACAAGAAGAGAGCAGCAGCGCGCAAACAGATGGCGTCAACAGCGGATCGATGATGCTCGGCTCATCATGTCGCGGGCAATCGACGGGTCGCGGGGGGTAGTAGGTGCCTATCTTCGCGCGCGCGGTCTCTCCCTCGATGAGGTGCCTGGCCCGCTAAAATTCCTCTTGGATCATCCCTACGTGAAGAAGATCGGGGGTGAATATGTGGTTCTGCACCGTGGTCCCTGCATGATCGCGCCGATCATCGACTGGCAGACCGGTCTGGTTATGGCCGTCCACCAAACCTGGGTGGATATCAATCCGCCGCACGGAAAGGCGCAGATCGTCTACCAGGGTGAGGAATACCCATCAAAGCTTGTTTGCGGTTCTAAACAGGGGAATTTCATCCCACTGATCACTCCTGAGGGTGCAGATACTCTTGTCGCGTCAGAGGGGATTGAGAACACCCTCGCAGCGTATCTGGGCCGAACTCCCGATTTGGAGGGCGCAGCTTTCTGGGCAGGTGTCGATCTGGGCAACATGTCCGGAAAGATGCTGAAGGTAGATGGCCAGAAATGGTCTGGGTTGCCTGACATGAACCCAGACCATCCCGCCTTCTGCCCTCCACCATGGGTAAAACGGCTGATCTACGTCGAGGACGGTGACAGCAATCCGAAAAAAACGCGCGCGCAGATGCTGTGCGGTTTGAGACGCGCCCAGGCTCTGCGGCCTGGGCTTCGTGCTGAGTTGGTGCCGGGTATCCGCGGCTTCGACATGACTGATGTGCTGAATGGCCAGCACAAGAAAGAGACTAAGGGGCAGACCGATGAATGACGGGATTGAGGAAGTCCAAGGCGTTATGGGCCAGCGACAGGAAATCACGGATAATGATGAAAATAGCGAAAAAATCGGGATTGGCTCTGCCCATTCGGGGGAGGCTGCGCGCCATGATTTTGATGAGATCGGGCCTGACGACTGCGGGATCGATGGCGACGGGGGGCAGGATGAGATCCTGCCGTCCGGCTTTCCAGTTCAGCCACTTGGGTCTGCAGGCGGTAAATTCTACTTCCTGACGGCGCGTGGCGAGCTGACGGAATTGTCAGCCGGTTCGCTTAGCCACCGCTCAAATCTTGTCGCCTTGATGGCAGGAGCAAAGGACCCGATGCGCCCGTTGGCGGACATAGCGCCTCCGGGAAAGCGTGACACTGATTTCAGCGCCGCAAAGGCTGGCGATATCCTCATGCAGGCATGCGGTGTGCTGCCATTGTTTGATCGCAACATGCCCACCCGCCACACTGGCACGTGGCGCGGCAAATCAAAGTTCCCAATCGTTCACCTGGGCCAAGATCTGCAGGTCAATGCGGCAGAGCAGCGTCGTGGGCGGATGGTATCCGGGGCTTTGTATCCGTCCGTGCCGGGCATCTCCGGCCCCGCAAAGGAGCCAATCTCGGTTTCAGATGTCGAGTTCTTCGCGCAGCGCATCACGCAGTTTTGGAATTGGCAGGGAAGCAATGCGGGTGAGCTGATCATCGCGTGGATCGGGCAGGCAATTCTGGGTCAGTATCCAGATTGGCGAACGCATCTCTGGATCAACGGTAAAAACGGGGGCGGTAAGTCGACCCTGCTACGGATTGTCTCTCATTTGCTGGGGGGTATGTCTGCTGGGGTCAAGAACAGTGCATCAGCTGCGAGTATTCGGCAAACGACCAACCGGATGGCCGTTGTCCGCATCTTTGATGAGGCGGAAAAATCGGAGAATGGTGGCGGCGTTGAAGATGTTATCGCCATGTTCCGTCTGATGTCTGGTGCTGAAGGCGCTCAGATGGAAAAGGGTACATCAGACCATGCCGGCATCCGGTTCGGTCTCTATGGCGCGGGTCTGCTCGGATCGATCATCCCAGGGGGGATGGCTCCGCAGGATCGATCCCGCTTTGTCATGCTGACCTTGGGTGACCGCCCTGCATCTGCAAACCCGACAGATGCGGCCATGTACCTGGAGGAATTGGAGCAAGAGGCCAAAGCAGCTGGTCCAGCCGTGTGGCGGCGTATGCTTAGGCTGGCTCCTAAGCGGTGGGATTCTGCATTTCGCGCCTACAACGCCCTTGTCCAAAGCATGGGTGGCCGCTCGCGTGATGGTGACACGCTTGGCACGATGCTGGCTGGTTGGGATCTGATGTTGTTCGATGATCCTTTGGTGGACGCAGAGACAGGCAAGGCGCGTCCTGAGCGGTTGGATCGCGCTAGTGCTCTGGTCCGGCCTCTCATTCAAGAAACGCAAGAGGCTGATGAGCTGGGCGAGGGTGAGCGCCTCCTCAACGCGATCTTTGGCGGCATCATCCACAAAGAACATGGGGGGACCAGAACCGTCGCAGAAGAGATCATGCTGTTGAACTCGGCCAATCATGACCCCGGTTCAAATGACAGCATCATGATCGGGCGATTTGGGTTGCGCGTCTTCGGAGAGGGCGTAGGGAAGAAAAAGCTCTTTGTCGCCAACGCTGAGAACCCAGCTCTGAACAAAGCACTAGGGGGCACCAGGTGGCGCGGTGGCGGGCACAAGGCTGCGCTGCAGACTATTCCCGATGTCCAGCCCTACCGGGGCACCATGCGGGTCGCAGGCCGAACGCAGCGCGGCCTCGTCGTGCCCGCGCGTTTTCTCCCCGGATATGAAAGCGGCGCATCAGATGGCGGCCAGGGGGCAGAGGAATGACTGGGATAAGGGTTTGCGCATCACGTTTTGAAAGGTCGTGTTATGCAAGTGTTACGCTTGATGTAACGGGGGTAATGAATTGAATTTACTTGTATATTCACGGCCTCAACTAGATTTGACACGCTGTAACGCTTGGGGGCGGACCTCAGGTGTGCGGGTGCGCGTGATGGAACAACAACTATGGAACGTTTCAGCGTTACTCATAACTCTATCTGTTAAAAAAGATAAATTAATAGAAGGGGTTAGAGAGGCTTCAAGAGGCGTAACGGGTGCGAAACAGGGCGTAACGGTGCGTTACGATGCGAATTGGCGGGATCGAAATAGATGAGCATTCAGAACGTGATGAGGAATGAGCTGGTAGATGGTGGTAAGCGCTCCATTGGTGTCTGGGATCTGATTTGCTGGGCCTTCCGGAATGAGTGCGTGTCTCTTGACCCTTATGAAGAGCAAACGGGTATTGAGGCCCGTGTCTCTGTCGATCCCCTCTATCAACTGATGCAAATCGGGAAACTGGGTTGCCGGGTGCAAGGGGGTGGCCGCTCTCCGGCCCATCATGACGCAGACATCGTTGCCTCAACAATCGCAGTGCTTCCGGATGAGCGGGGCGGATGGCGGATGGCCTGCTCGATTGTGGAGTGGGCCAGAGCGGGCGAGTGCCCAGAGTGGGACATCAGGCCAAGAGTAGAGCCCGCGAATACAGTCGCTAATCGCTGGGGGGTCCATGCTCAGCTTGCCGATGCTCAGGATCTTGGCGCGCACGGTTGGCCTCACCAGGTCCGGGTGAACCGAAAAGGCAAGTCGGTTCGTGAGCGTGTGGACTATTGTCCTGTGGAGATTCGGCCATCAGCCAGTGTCGTTGCCCGTGCGCGTCGCAATTATCTGGATTGGTATGGTGCCCTTCTTCACATTCGACACGCCTTGCAACTATCTCATTTAACTTCGTTTTGTGTGAGTGATCGGATGCCTCCTCGGACGCCGTGGAAGAAAACGGCTTGACGAAATTCTAGACCGGTTGACATATTGCCAGCACCACACGTGCGCCCGAAGCGGAAACCCCGCCTCGGGCGTTTCTCGTTCTGGGGGTGTCGATGTCTGGGCTTGATCTGAGTTTGCACATGGATACCGGCGACTTCATCAAGGGCGCTGACGAAATCCAGCGCAAGCAACTGCCGATGGCAACGGCCTGGGCCTTGAACGATACGGCGAAAGAGGTGCTGGAGCATATCCAGAACCGAATGGAAACCGTCTTCGATGAGCCGACCCGCTTCACGAAAAACGCATTCCACGTCTGGCGGGCCAAGAAAACCAATCTGGTCGCGACAGTCCAGGAGCGCCCATCAGTGGGAAGTAAGCACTATCTGAAAGTGCAGGAGCGGGGCGGGCGCAGGCCAAAGACTGGCCTTGAACGCATGCTTTCATCATCGCTGGCCTATGATGGGGTCTTGGCTGCTGTCGTTCCGGCAAAGGGAGCCAAGCGCAACCGCTTCGGGAACTGGGCGCCGGGTGAACGCAATCAGGCGATCTCGGCCATCAAGGGGTGGAGTGAGACGGGCTACAAAGCCAACGCCACCAAAGACAGCAAGGCTCGCAATCGATCGCGCGCCGCATACTTCGTGCCGCGAAAGGGATCGAAGCTTTCACCCGGCATCTACAAGCGAACGGGCAGGGGGAAGCGCGAGAAGGTGGTCAAGGTTGCCCACTTCCTTGACAGCCTGCCCAGCTATTCTGGGCGCTTGGGATTTCATGATGGGGCTGAGCAGGTTTTTGAGACCCGTTTCCCCATGAACTTCAAGCAGGCGTTCGAAAAAGCCATGGCAACCCGCCGATAGGCCCTTGGGTCCTTCCTGGGGAATGGCTGCACGCGGGTAATTCGCACCCCGGTCCATTCAAGTGTTTGTTGTTTTTCAATGCTTTGGGTTGGGGTTCTTGTTGATGTTTAAGCGGAGGGCGTTGCCATGATGATCCGGCCCAATATGGCTCTGACCTATTCGGATGCCCGGCGCATCTGTGAGCGCAAGGGAATTTGGATGGTTGAGTATCTGCGAGCGCGGCGAGCCCGTGACCGGTTGATCTCGTTCTTCCGGCAGCAGCATTTCAAAACCAGCCCGGAGCGAAAGCGATGAAACTACTCAAGTCTCCTGAACCCTTGGCTCTCGGAATGGGCGTCAGCAAAACACTGGGCGGCTTTTGGATACAGATCGGCCCTTGGCTGGTCGTTCTTTGAACATGTTGGGAAGGTGAACCGATGACGGAATTGATCACGTTGGACGATGGGGAGGTGATTGATCTTTCACGCTACCCGTTGCCTGACGGGATCGAGGATGAGGTTTACAACATCCAGCTCATGGCAAAGGCCATGAACACCAGCACCGTGACGGTCAACAAATGGATCGATGCGGGCATGCCGGTCGAGAGCCGGGGCGGAAATGGCCGATCGTATGAGCTGCGGTTTTCGCATTGCTACGCCTGGCGGAAATGGCGGGAAGGCAAAGACGATGCCGCTGCAAAGGCCAAGGCAAACAGCGCAGCCCAGAAG